CATATCTTCATAATGTTTTTTTGCAATAGAAACAGTTTCGGTTCTAATTCCAACTTGTTTTAATTCATTCTGAATATCAAATGACTGCCAACGGTCAAACGAAACCATTCCAATATCAAAACCCTGTCTACGTAAATTCTGAATCCACAATTTTACTTCAGAAAGATTTACTGGGCCTTCAACCTTTGGCTCCCAATATACTACTGCATCTACTACGACTACAGGTGCTACTTGCTGATAATCTTTAATTACCTGAATATTTACCCATTTTTCTACGTGTGCAATTGCAACCGCACATTTGTCATGCTTTTGTGCAAGGTCTGCATGGATATAATATTTTTTGTTTGGATCTGGTTTAAATGTTTCGTCAAATCTTTTATGTGTATCTATTGGATTTCTTAAAGTCATGCATGCTCTTATTTTTTCTACCTGCTTAAAAAATGCATCAGTAGAGTGTGTTGGAACACATGCAAAGCGTTGCATAGCATCACCTAAGTCTGTCATAAATGCAATTTTAAAATCATCGATCTTGCGAGTAGGATTAACTTCCCATGTTGGACGTTTAAGAGCAAATACTCCTGGATACTTGTATGAAATAATTGCATCCTCATCCCACTCAATTTCAAAAGAATTACCTTCCATATCTTCTGGCAAATCTTCATTAATAATAAACTTATGTGTCTTACGTATAACATCTTTTTCTAAAATAACTTTGTCATATTGTGTTGAAATAAAGTCTCCAGGGTAACGAGGAAATGAAAGTAGTGCAACTTTTCCAAGGTCAGGAAAACGAGAATCTACTGAAGCACGAAATGCTTTATAGATATTCTCAGCAGTCTTTCCTTGGTCATTTCCAGTACCAACTTGATTTGCAAAACCAGAAATTTCATCAAGAACTGCAAGGATCAAGTTTAAACCCTCGTGTGATTCTCTTTCTGAGTGACCAGAGTAAACAGTAATAGCATTATCAAACTCAATGCTTTCTGCTTTTGGATTATACTTCCCAGCAAACCATGGAGACTTTTCAATTTTTGTTTTAAAACCTTTAAAAAATACATTCTTGGCCTGTTGTGCGTTAATAGCAACGTTAATAATATCTATAGCATCTCCAGATGGCTTACCAAAATATTTTGCTGGGTCTTTTAAACATAGAAGTTTGTATACAATGTATGCACACGCTACTGTAGATGTGAAGTCTTTACCAGATCCCTTGCCAAGTTGCAGAATAACCTCATTCTTTGTATACTTTTTATAATATCTTGAACCTTCTTCTTGGCCCATTAGATCAATTAAATCTTCTTTTTTATATATTTGACTCATTGCTTCAATGATGTCATATTGAATTTGAGATAGGGGTGGTTGACCTAAAAAATCTTTGCCTTCAACAAAAGTAATTGCATCAACAGGAGTTTCTTTAAAGTTATTGTTTTTAAGTACTTCTAAAAATTCATCATACATCTGAAATTACCGTTATAACTTCGTTTTCTTTTGATATTGTAGAAAGTTTACGCATAATTAAATCACGAACTTCTGGATGTGATGATGCTATATCTCTAAGTATTCCAACAAGAACCTCTTGCCTATTTTCAATCTCTAACATTTCATCTGCAAGTTCTTTGTTTTCTAATAGACCAGCCTTTTGTAACATATCAATACGCTTAGACTCAATATCCATAACAAGTTTGATGGCTGCTGTTTTAGCGCTAAGGTTGTTTGTCATTGATGCTTCATCAATAACCTCATATGATTTTGATATTAGTTTGCTATAGTGAGTGTCTGCTCCAGAAAGCGCTTCTTTTGCACGAGCACGGATAGCAGCACTATTAGATGCAGTAACCTTCCATTCATCAATATACGCAACAACACGTTGTCTTGGAATGTCTAGTTGTTTTGAAATTACTGTTGGGTCGTTTCCTTTTAAATATTCTTCAACAACGTTATTTACCTGATCAAGGTGTTTTACTAAATCTTCTTCAGTTGACATGCTTGCCTTCTAGCCTATTAATTTCATCTTTAATGTAAAATATTGCTTTTTCAAGGTCTTGTATTGTTTTTGATTCATCTTTAAGTCCTGCTCTCCAAAGGTATTTAAAAGCATTCCCAATATTAAAATTACGATGGCGAGTTATTTCTATACATTCAATACCAGAAGGATCTGAAGTATAGTGTAATGGGTTATTAACTTGATCAACAGTTATGTTAAGATTCTCACTCATCATCATTCTCCCAATCAAATACGTCTGGTAAGTCTTTTAATGTAGATAGTGCATAGGTAATTCCAACTGCCCCTACAATTGCTAAGGCTAAAATAATTTTATTTTTATTCATCGTCTAGATTTCCTTAATTTAAATTTTGCAAGGTATACATATATAGTTTCCACTGTACATCCACACTCTTTAGCAATGTCTTCTGGAGTCTTTTTATCTAAAACGTAACGTTTACGAAGCCAAGACTCACTTGTATATAGTTTAGCAGCCATGGCTTTATTTGTCAACCTCTTTTTCATTAATATCATAATTAAATCTATTAGAGTTTTCTATGATCCACTTATCTTGATTTTCAACATCGTATTTTCTTTCATTAATTATCCTATCAATTAAATAGTCTTTTTCAAGAGTAAATGATGGCTCATATACACGAACCCTATTGTTTGGCTGGATGGCAAAATTTCCATCATCTCTTTGTATAACATGACCACATTTGTGATCTGCAGGGCTTTCAGAGTACCCATCGTCTAAAACATTTGTGTCTGGGTTATGCCAATCCAATGTAAATAAGTATGTTCCTTTCTGCATTGTTTTTGTTCTGTCTATATAAGACATTCTAAGGTTTGTTAAATTTTCAAATCTTGTTACGGCAACGTGGTGACTAAAAGAATTCCATAACACTAGATTGTGTAGGTCAACTTCAGGAACTCCTGGCTCTGTACAGAAAGCAGAAATTGGAAGTCTCCACCACAATCCACCATCTGGCATCATAATATGAAACAGTGGGCTTCTAGACTTTAAACTTGAAACACCAAAAATAACACACTCAAAATATTTATCATGGCTGTCTTGATGATTTCTTAAATAATTTCCTCTTACATAACAGTTTATAGGTGGTATGTTTGCATTTAACTCTGGCATTATATATTTATTTTCCAATTCATTGTCTTGGGACCTTGATCAATTAATTCAAACATCTGTTGTTCAAATTGTTTTCTTAGTTGCTCATACAGTTTAGGGTTAACTTCTTTTAGTTTGTCTGTAATAGAATATAACATTTCTCCAGTATTACTGTCAATACTTGATATCTCTAAAGCATTTTGTAAAACTAGATGCTCTATCATTGCTTCTGTTCTAATGTCCATTTTATAAAAACGCCTTCTCCCAGTTATGCATTGCCCAGTGGCCGATTCCACAAGCATCTGCTATATCATTATCCGTAATAGCCTTATCATATTGAACATTAATAAATTTAATAGTTCTTTGCTTTCTTAATTCTCTTTCATATGATTTAAACCAAGAATCTGATTTTCCTGGATTTTGTGATCGAATAAATAATTTTTCATCTTTAGAAATCTTTTTGTTGCCAATGAAGTTTTGCCATGTAATTGGTGCAACCTTTCCTATTGTCTTTGTTCCAGATTGCCCTGCTGCTCCAAGAATAGCACCCTGAACTAGTGCAAGATCTGCAGCAGTCTTAGGACTATTCATAAATACAGTATGCTCAATTACTATTGCTTCAAACCCATCATAATAATCAAGAAATGCCTTTACTTTTTGACCAGCATCCATTACCTTTTGATATGTGTCATTTCCAGAAAAGTTTATCTTTCCAACAGTGCTCAATATTTTTTCTTGAGTGTTAAACAAAGCAAAAGCAAGACTATTGGTACTAGCATCTATAGAACAAATGGTCTTTGGAATAATTTCTAAACCCCACTTATTTTTTACCATTACCTTTTCCTTTTATCTCTTTTAGTGCTTTTTGAACACTGCTTGGATTTACATTACATAAAACACAAAGATTTTCATCATTATATATAGATAACTGAGATCCACATTGTTTGCAAGATCTTTCCTTACCCTTTCTTTTTTGCCGACGAGTGGCAATATATCTTTCTGCAATCTTTTGTTTTGTAGCATCTTCTCTACAAATTGGAGAGCAATATATCTGATAACTTATATCTGAGTTAAACTCAGTGTCACACCAACTACAATGCTTCGTCATTCAAAGGCTCCAAGGAATTAATCTTAATATCCCCTACCTCTGCTGACGCACACGCTTTTTGAATTGGACAGTTTTTACAGATCTTAGAATTTGATCTATAATTTTTTTTAGGTAGAGTCCTATCTACCCAAGCCTTTCTAACTGTCCTCATCCAATCAAACGCTTGGTCTACCCACCTGCGATAGTGATCATTTACTTCTACTGGCAAAATTAATAACTCATGATTATTTTTATTTTCATAAATTAACACAGCCTTTGCCTTTTTTAAAATTTTCATATAGATTAACAATTGAATAAGGTGACCAGTCTTTGGCTTCATGTGTGCCTTACGGTATTCAAAACCTTCGTTCATCACTGTTTTAATTTCACCAAGCAGTGGCTCTCCCTGCCAGTTAAGCATAACGTCTCCATAGCCAAAAATTGGTGGATCAGAGTGTGTAATAGTAAATTCTGAATCAATTAAAAAATCTGGAACATTTCCCATAGCAGATTGAATTCTTTCATGCGATTTAGTTCCTGCTGTCATATTAGCAGCGCCATAGGCATCTGCATTGTCCTCAAATGTCTGACCATCAAAAGCCAGGTACCAGTATCTTGGACATTCTCCATGACCGTAGGCAATTGTAGATGGAGCAAAAGTTTTCTTTTGCGTATGTTTATCAATTCTGTTAATTGTATAACCACTTTTTATCATATCAGTTAACCCAGCCACATCTATTGAATGTACTGGAGGAACTTCTTTTTTAACCATAATCTGCTGTAATAAACTTTTTGTCATTTTTTACTCGTTTCTATTAGTATAAGTATAGCAGATTAGCGTGTAATATATTTTAATGCAGACACTAAATTGTTTAGTGATTCTGCTGCAGTGTAATAAAGGTTCTTTTTCCCACGATCTGACTTGTCTACATTTGCCATCCAGGTTGCTTTAAAAGCCATCTTTGCTGCGATAGCCTGAAGACGCACAATTTCAATATGTGCTACATTTAAAGGAATATCTGGCTTAATAATAATCTTAGCAATAAATGTAAGCGCTGCAGTTAGTTCCTCGTCTTGCATATAGTCTGCAATTTCTGAAAGACCATTTACCATATCAATTGTTGTGTTTTCGTTTTGCATTTTTTATCCCATCTAGTAGTTATTTATGTGCCTCTGATATTTTTTTCAAAGACTCTTCTTTTTTGGTAAAATTTTCTTTATGCTGTAAAAATACTGGATCCAAGTTCCATTTTTTAATTTTTTCTTTTTTTAATTCTAGTGATTTAGTAACAAAGTCTAAATCTTCAAAATCTTTTTTTGTTGAAAAATGCATAGTTAAAATTTCTGTATTGTCTCCTTCTTTAAATAGTACTGGCTCTCTCCAGTGTGCTTGACCTGCACCCCAAAAAATAAGAAGGTCTCCATATTCAAGACTAAAACTTTTATCTTCAATTACTATTGGCCAGTCAATGTTTGTATACAATTGACAGTACATTGTAAGTTTAGAGAAATAATTGTCTAAGTCGTAGCGAACTGGAAATTTTGGATTTGCATTTATATTATGTTTTTTGTTATAACTAAAATAACTGTTACGGTACATAAATACCTCTTCACCAACTATTTTTGAAGCAAAATCTTCAAGTTTTTTTTGTATAGGCTCTGGGTAAATTACTTCTATTTGCATTCGTGCTATAGATAGCAAAACAAGTGGAGAATAAAACTCATCTAAATCTTTAGCCTTTTTTTGATATTTTACTATTGAAAGTAAAGCCTCTACTTCTTCAGCAGTAAGAAAACCTTTTATAATTTGTGGAACTATTTTATTTTTTGGTTCGTATCCTGTATTTATAACTTTTTCAGACAACATTATTTTTATCTAACGACTTTGTTATCTAATTTATTTTCTTTAAAGTATTTAGTTTTCATTTCAACTAGGTGTTTGATTCTTTCTTTTCTTTCTTCTTCATTTCTTGCTTTTAAATTTAATTCATTATAATCTTTTAGATTAGAAAAGTGACAGGTTAACATTTTTACACTATCATCAGTATTAAATTTTTGTTTTTCTCTCCAATGTAACCTTCCAGCACCCCAAAAAATTAACAAATCCATGTATTCTAAAACAAATTTTTCGCTTTCTACAAATATTGGCCAATCAATTGTTTTATCTAATTGATAATCAAAAGTTATTTTTGAATAATAGTTATCAGAGTCATAATGAAATGGAAGTTCTGATGTGTTGTTCTCTCCAAAGTCTGAACCAGAATATTCTAAATAACTGTTATGAGTCATTACAACCTCTTCTCCACAAATACTGGATGCAAGATCTTCAAATTTTTTCTTAATATGTTCTGGATAAACTAATTCTACATGCATTCTTCCAAGATTATTTAAAACAATTTTTTGATAAAATTCATCATCTCCGTTATAAGATTTGGCAGAATTAATTACATTTTCCATTTCTTCTACTTCGGATTTTGATAAAACGCCTTTAATTATTTGTGCATCAAAATTATTTTTTGCAGCAAAAGGTTTTGCATATTTATTTATATAATCATTTTTCATATTAGTTTTTCTCCTTTTTAGTAAACTTAACTAGTAAAACTTTTTCAAAATCTAAATCAGACATCTTAATAAAAGGTCTAGAATGATACTGATTTACGCCATCAAAAAGAACTGCTGAATTGTTTTCTAAAACAAAACTTTTGTCTTCTACAACAACTGGCCAAACAATATTTGTTTCAATACAATAGTCAACAACTATTGCATCAAACCCATCTCCATCTTTATGGGGCAATAACTTGGGAATTCCATACTTATTGCTATATTCTATATATGTTGTGTTTCCAGCATAATAATAATCATCCCAGTTATTATCTATTAAAATTTTTTTAAATTCGTTAAGACATTCATCTGATAATGGTACATTTTGAATAGTAACTCTACCCATTGATTTTCGCCAAATCTTTACTGGATAAGTAATATTTTTATCAAATTCTTCTTCTGTGACTTCTAGGGAATTAAAATAGTGATCAACAGTATCTTTTATTTCTTGTATACTTTTGTCTGATAAAACGTTTTCTACATATATATTATTAAACACTTAAACTCCTTTTATTATACACTATTATACACTATCCTCTATGATTTGTTCTAAAATACTCATTTCAATTATAGCAAGTCTGACCTTAGAATTCCCCTCGCCTATTACTACAACAATTGCTGGGTCGTTGCCATTTTTTATAGCATCAGTTGTTGCCTTAGCCCATACTTCTTTGTTTAAAGTAAAAGACTTTCCAACTTCTTTAAAGTCCACAGTAAAATTTTCCCAAGATGCGTCACCTTTGTGTGTTCCACGTCCTGAGTTCTTGTGCTGTTTAGCACCTATTCTTTTACTTTCACTCTTCTCCGTCAAAATCTCTCCTCTTTCTTTTTCCAAGATAAACCGTTGTTAAATGTTTTTGTTTGCACATCCAGGTAAGAGTTTTAGTTTCAGCGTAACATCTTAATGTTAAAACAACTTCTTTGCATGTATGGCATGGCCACTTTCCTGGATAGACTGTGTAATTAGACACTTAGTCTTGCCTTAATAGATTCTTGTAAATCAAGATCTTCTCTTACACGATTGACAAATGCTTCTTTACCCTGAACCTTTGTACCATCAGGAAGTATATACCAAGCGCCTGTGCGTTCAACAATACCATTTAGTTCTGCGGTAGTAACTAAATCACCGATTGTGTCAAGACCAATGTTGTCACCTCTAAAATAAAAATCATATTCACCAGACTGGAATCCTGGAGAAGTTTTAGAAAACTGTAACTCCCAACGAATAGTTCTTCCAACCTTTTCTTCAATAAGTTTATCCCCTACTTGAATCTTGCCTTTAATTGCTTGATTGTCTGATTCCGAACTAAATAGTTTAACAATGCAAGAGGAATAAAACTTAGTAGCCTGACCACCAGAAGGCTGCTGACTAGTATACATAGCATTAATATTATTACGAGACTGGCTAATAAGCACAAGCAAAGTAGGCTTAACTTTATTATTAGCATAGTTAAGCATTTTCCATGCATTGCTAAAGTCACGAGACTCTGCTCCAATCTGTTTAGTATTTTCTAAAGGCTTCATTTCATCTGTATCTTTTTCAAAATAGATTGCAGGAAGCATTGATGTAATAGAGTCTACCACAATTAAGTCAACTCCTGCATTCATTAAGCCAACACCTACATCAACCATGTCACTAATAGTTCTGGCTTGTGAGTAGATTAGTTTTTCTGGATCTACACCAAGAGTTCTAGCCCAGTCCTCTGAGTATGACATCTCTGAATCAATCCATGCACAAAGTTTTCCTTCTGCTTGTGCTAAAGCAATCATTTGAAGGCACATAGAAGACTTTGCAGAGGACTTTGAGCCCCATATAAGGACTTGTCTACCGTAAGGCAAACCACCTCCTAGGGCACGGTTTAAACCAAAACTAGGTGTAGGTTGATATTCATAATTAACGCCTACTCCGCTACCTAATTTCTTTCTCAACTTGGGATCAAGTTGTGCTAATGCTTCTTCTATACTAACCGACATGTACATCCTCCAATGTGACTGTTCCGTCTTTTGTTTTTCCAAAATCAAACTTGTATGACTTTCCTTCTTCAATATTCATATATGCCTTTGCAAATGATGTAGGAAATACAGTAATGGAGTGAAGGTCTCTCCTTGTATCAGCAAGCGTAAGAGATGCCATCTTCTTTCCTGTCTTTGTAATTCTTGGTTTAAAGGAGACTACAAACATTTCTTCATCTGTATATGGTAGTTGCTTATAACTTAAAAACTTTACAAGTGCATGAGATGATTCTTTTATCTCGTCTGAAGGTATGAAAGACACAATCCTATTATCATTACACAAGACCAAATAAGAACGACCTGTCTCAATAGTCGTATTTTCATCATCAAATATACCGACACTGCCAGTTTTGTCCAAAATTTCAACTCGTGACCATCCTGTTCCTCGCTTAATTGATTTTACCATACCCATAAAAATGTATGATCCCTTTTCTTCAAAGTCAACAATGTCCTGAATAAATGCGTAATAGTGAGAAGGTATTGTAATGTTAAACTCTGGAAGGTTTAAGTACTCATATAGATTCTCTTTAATTTCCTGATCATTTCTAGGATTATCATTAAAGGTTGCAGCACCAGTTACTCTTAGTGCTTGCAGTGCACGACTGTTTACTCCGTTTCCTTTAGTAAATGTAAATTCTTCAAGTTCTTTGTACGAATTGAATGGTCGTGCAGATATGTATCTTTCGCCAATCTTGTCAGATATGAACTTGATAGCACTGAGTCCAAACCTAATACCTTTACCCTCAATTTTAAAATCAATATCCGAATCGTTAATGTGAGGTAACTTAACGCTAATACCCATTCTTTTTGCTTCAATAAGATATTCAGTTCTTGCATCTTTGTCCTTTTCATTTTTTAATACTGAGTACATAAACTCAAGTGGGTAATAATATTTTAGCCATGCAGTCCAATAAGATAGTGTCGAATATGCTACTGCGTGAGACTTGTTAAATGAATAACCTGCGTGAGCCTCAAAGTCATGCCATAAATCACGAGCAGCATTAGGAGTAATAAACTTAGATGCTCCCTCTACAAACTTTTCTTTAAACTGATCAAACTCTTTAGCATCTTTTTTCTTTCCAATAATTTTCCTAACTTTATCTGCTTCTGACATTGACATACCGCCAAGGTGTACGCATGCTTGCATAACTTGTTCCTGGTAAAGAATACAGCCGTAAGTGTCTTCCGTAAATTCTTTTAGGACTTGGTGTGTGTAAGATATGTTTTGACGACCATGCTTACGATCAACATAGTCTTTTCCAATAGTATTCATTGCACCTGGACGAACAAGAGCATTTGATGCTGCAAGTTCATTTAGATTCTTTACACCCATCTTAACAATAAGATTTGTATATGGTGCTGCTTCACACTGAAACACTCCTTTTGTATATCCGTCTGAGAGCATTTGATAAACATTTGTATCATCCATCTTTATCTTAAGAAGATCTATTTTTTTGCCATCTCGTTCTTTAATTATATCAATTGTGTTCTTAAGAACTGATAAAGTTTTAAGACCCAAAGCATCAATCTTAATTAAGCCAATTCTTTCTGCTTCTTCCATATCAACGCCAACCACAGGAATTCTTTCATCCGATCCAGGAGAAGATCTTGTTTCTAATGGTGCATATCTAAAGATTGGTTCTTTACTTGTTACTACACCTGCTGCGTGGATTCCTGTACCACGAATACGACCACGAAGTTGCTCTCCGTATATTTCTACTTCTGGATATTTTTCACGGAACTCTATTGTTGACTTTGAGGTACAGTAGTCGTCCCATGAGTCTACTGTTTTTAAAACCTTATTAACATCTGACAACGGAATATTAAGTACTCTTGAAACATCTCTAACAATTCCTTTACCTGTAAACTCAAGAAAGGTAGCAATAGATGCAACATGTCTGTACTGTCTAACAAGATAATCTTTTACTTCTTCACGACGAGTGTCTTGAATATCTGTATCAATATCTGGAAAGTCGTTGCGGTCTGGATTAATAAAACGAAAAAACAAAAGATTGTGTTTAATGGGATCAATGTCTGTAATCTTTAGTGCATAACAAACAAGTGATCCAGCAGAAGAACCTCTCCCTGGTCCAACCATAATGTCTTCTTTTTTAGCCCAATTAATCATGTTACTCACAACAAGAAAATATGGAGCAAACTTCTTGTCTTTAATAATCTGCAACTCTTCTTCAAGCCTATCAAGATACTCTTGATTATTTGATAAACCTCTTTCTGCAAGACCAGCAAGTGCTAACTCTTTTAACTCTTTATCTGGATTCTTGTATTGCGCTGGTAGTAAATCTAATCCTTCTTGGATTCCATAGTCCCCAATTTTTTCTGCAACCTCTAAAGTGTTTGAATAAATGTCTGGACGATCAATCCCCTGAGCCTCCATTGCAGACTTAATTTCTTCATATGAAAGTAAATGAATGTCAAACTTGTTAAATGTAATTTGTCGGTCTTCTCCATAAAGATAATCAAGTCTTTTCATCATGTCAGGCTTCTTCTTGGATTTTTCAAAAGTGTGTTCTTTATCAATCTTTACATGTGTATTAAGAAGTAATTTAAATTCTTGAATTTCTTTTTGATCTGTATGGCTGTGATGACAGTCTGGTGTTACAACAACTTTTACGTTATACTCATCTGCCAAAGCAATTAATTGTTTGTTTATTTCTGCAGTATTGTGTGGCATTACCTCAACATAATAATCATTATTAAATACACGCTTAAACCATGCAATATAATCTTTTGCTATAGCAAATTCGCTATTCTCAAGTGCCTTAACTAATACGCTGCTTGGGCATGCAGATGTTACGATAATTCCTTCAGAATACTTTTCAAGTATTTCAAAGTCAAATCTTGGCTTTTTAAAGTATCCTTCTGTCCAAGATATTTCACTAATTTTATTTAAATTCTCTAAACCAATTTGATTCTTGGCGAGAAGAACTATATGGTTATAGACTAGATCTAGATCTCCGTCTCTTTCAGACTTATCTCTAGTGTCAAATCTATCTTTACACATATAGCCTTCTACGCCAAGTATAGGCTTAATACCCTTTGCTTTTGCAATACGGTGCAGTTCCCTATGCCCAGATAAAGTACCGTGGTCAGTGATAGCAATTGCTGGCATCCCTAACTCAACTGCACGGTCAACGTATTCTTCTGGAGTAGCAATCCCGTCAAATAACGAGTAATGAGTATGTACGTGTAAGCCTACGTAAGACATCTACTACCAGTCGATATTAGTGCTGGTAACAGATGGAGTGTCAAATCCAAAGTAGAATGCTTCTTGCTCTGGATATGGAACCTCACGAACAACCTTTTCTAGGTTGAAGAATTCAAAACCTTCCCATGCAAATGGTTCTGCATCTGGCTTTGAAGGTAGAAGTGTGTAATTGGTTTCAGTTCCCTGACCATTACGCTTTAACTTCCACTCAAGATTTGAAATGCTACCTGTATCAAGTGCATATTCACGAATGTTATTAAATGCTGATTGTTTAGAAATTCCTTGGGACCAAACAGCAATGTATGGATCTTCAAGTCCGTCATTCATTAGAACGTTGCAATAGAAACGCAAACGTGCTCTCCAACCTGACTTTGGTTCCTTACGTGCCATTTCGCATCCAAAACAACGTCCCTCAGAGTCCTGAGTACATGCTGCCTTGCGCTTGTAATCCTTTGGATTTGTGTGTTCTGAAACTACTACAGAAAGACCACGAGTCTCTGAATAGTTTGCTGAGTCAACGTCTAGTTCTTCAACAAAACGAACCTTTGCTGATTGCCCATCCGCAAGTTTTACCCAGCGAACTTTTTGTCCTGTGCCTTCGTACTTTGGTTTTTCGAGCAGGGCATTGATATCTTTTAGTCCCTTAATTACGCTCATACTTTTTCTCCTTCGTTTTTTATTTTATGTAGATATTCGTCAAACACTATTGATGATTTTATAATCTCATCATTTTTTTGAACTATATCAGTATACATCAAAATTGACTCATTGTCAACTAAAGAATGTAATAGTTTATAATCATATAACTCATTGCCTAAATATACGGCAAGCCATGATGGATAAGAAAACACACTATTTATGCTATTCCCAAAAACATCAGAAAATAAATTATTTTTCATATCTTTCAAAAACTTTTTTAATTTTGGTGGCATAGTGTTTTTTTGAATAAAATTTTCCCAAAAAACAGTATTAGTTTTATTTGTTATGTAATGCAAATATATAAAAGAATGAACTTCTTCATTTATATTACAAAAAATATTATTAAAATCATTTTCTTTCTTTTTTG